AAAGGGAGAACCTTACCTATACATTGTTTAAACAATTCAGCTTTAGGATCTTGCGATATATCTTCTATCTTACGAAAAATCATTTTAGACTGTCTAAAAGACTTTGATATTATTCCAATATGCACACCTTGATTTAACATTGCATCTAATAAAGCAAATATTCCAGTAGAGAATGATTTTGACATACCACGAGACCATATGCCTAAAAAGTAATCATTTTCCATCATTGCTTTTACCGCCATGTGCTGAAAAGGAAATAACTCTATACCAGTCAAAAGTTCAGTAGCAAAAGTTACATTTTCTTTTAAAAACTTATAAAGTAAAATTTTTGCCTTTACGTCATCTAAATAACCTTCAAGGTTTAAAATTTCTTCATTTACATTCTCTCTTTTTAAAGGTTTTTGATTTCCTGGCTCCCAACTCATTTTGCCTCCTTATCTAAAAAATATTGAATATCCACATCCCACAACTTATCGCCTAAATACAATAACTTAGGAATTATCTCTTCGCTATGCGTTCTGCTATTTGTAAACACAAATTGACAGTGTCCAGCGAATTCATGTTGAATAGAAATTAAATTAGAGAATACCCAGCCTAATTTCGGAGCCCTTCTTCCTTTAGTAAACACAGTTTCTTTTTCTATTTTATTCAAAGACTTCTCCACGACAATATACATATAACTATCTAACTCTACACATCTTTGCATCTCTCTTCTAAACCTGTCTACTTGACTCCCAAATGTTGACAAGAAGTCTCCTGCGCTTTTTCTATCTACAAATGTATTTGAAAAATTATTTCCACCCAGCGTATAATCTCCAAAATCCAATTTTAAAATTTGTGATTTAGGAAATTTTAATGGCTGTTGTTCTCGAGTATCGATCAACACCTCGACATCTACATCATTGTTAAAATCTTTGGGCATACCTTTATGAAAGATGGGCTTTGCGCCCATAACTTCGCAAGCTTTTGTGTACGTCCCAAAGTGTTTTTTGTATACGTCTAAGTCTGGTAACTGACGCTTTAATAGTTCTAAATAAAACGGAGCGTTTTTATATTCCTTTCTATCAATTCTTCTTTTACCTAATTCGGTTATGTACTCTTTAACCTCCGCCGCTGGCGCGGTGTCGCACCACTTTACAAGTTGTGAACGATTAATGAAATCGTTTTCGAAATATTCTTCTTTCTTTTTGAAGGGTAACGGGTTGCCGTTAAGTTTGTTAAAACGCGGATAGTGTTTTACATAGTAATCCGCCACATACATCTTATGTGCTTTTAAATGTGCGTGAAGACTTTTTTCAGATTCGAACTCTGCATTACATTCTTTACATTTATAAGACATCGTCAATCCCAATACCTAAAACACGAGCCTTCCAAGCAGACATGCCCTCTAGCCTCTGAGCCTCTTCTTTGATTATTTGTTTTTGCATTTCTGCGATTCTAACCATATTCTTTCGCTCCTCTTCTTCCTGGAAAAGTTGCACGATAGAAAGAAATGATGCTGTTTCTTTTTGTTTGTTTGCTAAACGAGCCCCTCGATCTCCCTGCAATTTTTTTGTTAAATTTTCTATACGAGATTCGCACTGATGATACTCAGAACTTTTAGCTTTTATAATTTCTGCCAGCCTAACGGTCATTTCATCTTGATCATCCGCACTTTCAAACATATCGTTTAGTTTTTGTAAATGCCCAGTAATTAATTCAAGATTAATGATCTCTTTAGATACATTCATATAAAGATTAATTTCATCGGCTGTTAAATCTGGTTTATCCCAAGTTAATCTTATAAACTCTTGTTCAAACAATTCTTTATCAATGGGGTTTAAATAATTATTTATTATTGCAATAAGTCTTGAATTACTTAAATTAATTCTTAATTTATCGCAACAGTTTTTTTGATTTCTAGACATTCGACCTTCTTCAAGTCCATAACCAGTTGAATCATTAATTTTTTTTATAATTCTTGATAAAGCATTAGGGGGAATATAACTACCAACATTGGTTTGATTATTATCTTCATCTTGCTCGCTTTTTTGATTCAATATTGCATTTACAGCTCTCCATTCATTACTGAGTCTTTGCACTTTTTTTCCAAATAAAATATCTGAAATTTCTGAAGTATTCATCCCATTTTCAGCCATCGATATAATTTGTTCAGTTTGATCTACATTTAATTTTATATCTTTAGCTTTTAAGTGTTTTGTCGTCTGAATTTTTAATCCGTTTTCTGACAAAAATTTAATTATAGTTCTTCCCTCTTTAGATCTGCCATCCAACCTATCATTATTAAAAATTTTTTTTGTAATATTAATAATGCTCGGATCTTTTTCAAACTCATTTAAAATTTGTTCCTTTTGGTCTTGTGTTAAATCTATCATAAAATATCTTTTTCTTTGATTATTATTTTGGCTTTTTCTTGAAAAATCTTTTTTAAATTTTTTATTTGCTTATAGCCAGCAGACCTTTTTCTTTCGTTTGTTTTAAATCCCAAAAACTTTGCAACTTCTTCTTCTGTTCTGTTCTGGACAAACAACATCTTAAAAGCTATAAATTGTCTTTCAGTGAGTTCTTTTTGTATTTCATTTGATAGTTTCTTTGTTGCTAATTCTAAATCTAATGAATTATCTCTTTTATCTCCTATTTCGTTTGTATGATTTTCTATTGTAACCGCCAACTTAATATCGTAAGCAGATTTCTTTTTTAATTCCCAGTCTTTATATTCTTTACAAGAATTATCCTGAATACCACTGTTATTCATAGCACAAGAGTCTCCTCCAGTATTATATTTGCATTTTAGGCATGGTCTTACATAATTTCCATAATAATTACGCAAAAGATTTTTAAACTGATTGGATACTACTCTACTTAACCAAGGTTCTATTGGTTTTGTTTGATCCCACAAATGCCACTTCTTATATATGTGGCTCATGATTGTTTGTTTTATGTCGTCATAATCAACATAAGCTAAGGCGTCGAGATCCCACTTTTTTCTTTTGCGTTCTAAAGCCACCTCTATCTCTTGAAGCTTGTCTTCGAAACTTTGCATTATAAATCATTTATATTTTTAATAATATTTTTTCTTCGCCTTGTAGCTTGTTTGCCACCAAGTGAACCTATTGTTTGTTGCATTTCTGAACCAAAAGTATTAATTTCGTATTCTAATTTCGAAATCTTAGGAACAAATTCTGCATCTGTTTCATCTTCATTCAATTTTTCAATTAATTTAACTTTTTTACTGATTGGGGATTTTTCATTTGCATAAGAAGCATTAAATGCATTTCCACAATCAGAACAAAAATTAGGAGGGTTGAATTTGTATTCAACTTTTTTACCACAATCTGTACAAAATTTAGTTGCCATAAATTATAATAAATTTATTTTAATTATTCTCAAGTTTTGATACTATATATTTTACAATATCACTTCTTTTAATATCGTCAGTAGTAAATCTTTCGCATATAATTCCATTTTCTATAGATTCTTGATCATCAAATATATTAAATATATTTGAAAATCCACCGTTTTTGATATCACTTTGCATAATATCACCACAAATAATTATTTTTGAATTTTCTCCAATTCTTGTTAATGTGGTAATTAATTCATCATAAGAAAAATTTTGTGCCTCGTCTATAATTACAACCGTATCATTCCAATTTGCACCACGAATATAATTTACAGGAATACAATTAAAAATATTTTTTTCTCTTAAAAATCTTATATCTGTGACATTTAGCATTTCATCCATCTTGTCATAAAATGGTGCAGCAAAAATTGAAAACTTTTCATCTAAAGATCCTGGTAATGCTCCCATGCTTTTTTGAGCGCTTTCAGCTATGCTTCTAATGTACAGAATACCCTTTTCAAGGTCAGAGTCCATCATAATTTGCAAGGCTGAATAAACCGCCATGTACGTCTTTGCCGTACCAGCTGGTCCAGCTAAAAATAAAACTTTAGAACTTGGGTCAAGAACTTTTTTGAGAAATCCAATTTGATTTTCTGTAAAATTAAATTTTCTTTCTTTAAATTTTATTTTATGGTTTAATTGTTTAAATTCTAATTTTGACATCCAAATGTTATTACACTCTATGCGCTATAACCAACAAACGATAAAGAAATTTGTGTTGTGTCTGCCGCATTTTGTGTTATTGATTGGCTTCTTAAAGATGCATTTGGCACGGAGAATATATTTTGAAAAATGCTGCCAGTTGTCCCAACATCAAAGAATACTGTTCTATTAAATGTTTCACTATTTAACAAGCCCGTAACATCTTCTAATGTTTCGTTATTGACTTCAAATACGGCATTAGCTTGGTAAGTTACTGGTGGTAGTATTTTTACAGTTGATGATTTTATAGAATCTATTTCGTAAGTTGGTGAAATATTAAAATCTACTGAATAATTGAAACTTTGAACAAAATTTGATGAATTATCTATATTTATAGAAAAACCTGTCGTTGGGGCTCCAAAGAGTCCTGAGACAACATCTTCCTCTTCAGTTGTATTTGGGGCAATAAGGCTCTTTTTTTCTCCTGGTTTAAAATCGCCAAATATATCAATAGAGAAAGAAATAGATGGTAAACTTCCATTAGATGCAGAAACATTATAACTTGATATAACGCCGTCAGAAAAATCCAAAGCTTTTTCCTCGTGAATGAATTGTCCGCTGATGGCTGTGTTGCCCGTAAGAGTTTTTACAAAATCATTTAATATTAAATACTTTTCAATGTTACATGTTGTTTTTGGCGGGGCAGCTATTTTTCTGTTAAATCCCGTTGAATTTAATAAAAAAGTTGACTCCTGAGTTTCTTCGGTTTGAAAACCTATAGAACTAACTGCCTTAATAAGGACATCATTCAAAATGATAAAACTTTCTTCCGCCATAAAAATTTTTACACTTTAAGGTCTCGTTTGTGATTTTTTTGTGTAATATACAACACTGCTTTGCTTAATCGCGGTAGTGTTTTGCTATTCGGTCGTATAGAATTTTAGCCCCATTATCCTAAATCAAGGATTTTGGGGCTTTTTTTTGTTGACTTTTGTTTTTTTGTATTCATTATACACTGTAATGATTATAGATGTACTGGGTTTTATATACACTTTTTGTTTTGTAATTTGCTATTGGCCGCAAATTATAAAATCAATAGTTACGGGCTCGGTTGAGGATATTAGCTTACCTCTGTTTGTCCTTTCTGTTATAGGATACCTGGCTGCACTGGTTTATACTATTGACCGATTTGGTTGGGATTTTTGGTATGTAACTAATTATTCACTTTCTTTATTTTCTGCAATCGTTATGATTTTTGTTTATGTAAAATACAAAAAATAGCACCTCTAGCTCAATCGGTAGAGCAGTTGACTTTTAATCAATTGGTTTTGGGTTCGAGTCCCAAGGGGTGTATTTTTT